GAAAGAGAACTGCACGCTCTTCAACTAGCTCTGCAAACTGACGTTTTGCACGATCTGTAGCTGTAGCAATCTTCTTTGGGTCTGTTTGGTCAACCTTGCTAACAACAGAGTTAACATATGCTTGCTCAAAGCCAGACTTCTTCATCTCTTTACGAATCTTAATGATCTCGTTAAACACAATAGGCTGACGAGACATACGTGAGTTAGCAAGACCTAGCCAAGTCCAACCCTTTGACATCAAAGATGCTGTTACGTTGCCTGATTCTGACAAAGGAACTAACTGAGGTCCAAGTACATAGGCAGGAATGTCTGCATCATCTAACTTAGATACATCATCTAGTGATAGTTGACCGGAGATAATGTATTCTCCTTGGTCATTCTGTACACGAATCTTGTTAAGAAGGTCTACGTTAATCTCTTTAGGAGCACCTGCTGTAGTTCCACGCTTTTCAAAGATTTCTGCTGCTCGATTGTAAACAATCTCAGCGTGTTGTCTTTCGTCAATGCCTTTTGCTGCAAGTTGTGCTTCTTTACGTAGAGTTGGATTCTTTTGCATCCAATCCATAATCTTTGCAATGGCAAGTTCCTTGCCCTCTGGTGTATTGCTAAGGTTAGCAACCGCAATCGCGCCTAGTTTATCGTTTGCATAGTAGTTAATACGCATCATCCAAGTAAGCATTGCTGCTTCATCTCGGTTACCTAATGAACGAGCTTCAAACTTACGACCATCTTTTGCGATTCCGTACTTTTCAGCCTTTGGCTCATTGATTACAAGAGCTTCGCTGCGAACACCGTGTGAACGAGTAAAGATAGTTGACCGTGTTATGAAGTCACCACCGGTAGCAAAGTTACCAGCACCCTCAGATACAAGAGACATAGAGTTATCTAGGTTTCCGTATACAAGATGCTCTGCAAGGATTGCCGCTTCTTCTTCAAACATAGGCTTCATACCTAATGCTTCACGATAGCGGTTAACTCGTCCAGATGTAAGAGCAGTAGCAACGATACGACGTGTCTGACCTACCGCACCACCTGCTGTAGTCTGCTTAAGAGTTTCAATCTCTGCTGCAAGGTTTGCCTTAACAACAGGATCTGTTGTGATCTTCATTGTTTCTCTTTTGGCTTTAATCTCATCACGTGCTTTGACAATCATATCGTCAACTGCTGTGATTTCAGCCTCGTACTTAGCTGCCTCATTCTTATTAAGAATACGAAGCACTCCACCTAGTGGATTGTCTGACCAAGTTTTAGTTTTTCTTGCACCTTCTAGCGCTGTGTTAACGCGAGTTGAAAGATAACGACTCTTGGCAAGACCCCAAGGGCTGCCACCAATAGCAAGGTGGACCATTAGATCTTCAGATGCGTTACGAATAGCATAGCGTGGACCAGCAAGTGTTAGGAATGACCAGTATCCAGTCATATCATCTACCCAACCTTTATTGGCTTGACCAAACATTCTGCCAATAAGACCGCTACGCGCTGATGCTCTGTCAATATCTACAAGGCTAGGCGTGGTCATAAAAGGATTGTAGTCAGATGGGATTGCACCAAGGTCCTGAAAGTCATCAGCAAAGTTTGCTACAGAGAACTTAGCATCACCCTTAGTAACAGTCTGGTTAACAATCTTTTGACCAGCTTCTGTAAGGTTTAGACCGCGTACTTCTGCGATAGTTCCCCAGATGCCCTTAACCATTTCCTTGCGCTGACCTATTTCAGTTGACGCTTCAAAGGTTTCTGCAATCATTCTTGCATCGTACTTAGTCATTACAAGACGTGCTAGGCGATAAACCTGTGTTGAGGCATCTGATGCAGTTACATCAAATACATCATCCTTGAACATAGGAGCGATGTTGAACTTAGACTTAAACTTATCTAAGCGCTCTCCAACTGCTCTGGATGATAGACGTAGAGCACCCTTGATATCTTGAGATGCTTTTACCTTTTCACCAAGAATAGTGGCATCTTCTGTAAGTGTCTTACGGATTCCATCTGTATCTGGTAGTTGACCATATAGGTCATCCATAATTCTAGGAGCAAACTTATCAATGTTAATTACTTTATCGGCACCAGTAACGATTGCTATACGTGTCTTACGTGTGGCATCTAAACGTGGAAGGATGATGCGCTTGCGTCCGACTGAACCCTTTAGTAGCCCAACAGCTTCTTCTGTGTTTAATAGGAAAGCCTTTGCTGTATTAGCATCTACTATGTCAGCCTTTTGGAATACTCTGATTACTTCTTGACCAAATTCAGGAGCAAGTGTCTTAAGAGCATCGCGTGCTTCTACTAATTCTTTGCCCTTGGCGTTAGAGTTCTGGAGTCCTGTGTACTTAGCCAAAGCTGTTCCATACTGATCCCAAAACGCCGTAGCGTTAGGATTAGCAAAATACTCTGCTACCTTCTCGCCCTTGGTAATAACATCAAGTGAGTACTTGCTTACTACATACATAGAACGTAACTTTGATGCAACCACAAGTGGATCTGCAAATAAACGATATGCTGCATCTGTTACACCAGAGACTATGCCATAGGCTAGTCCGTTCTTCTCAAGTGCTTCAGGAAGAATAGCGTTAGCAAATTGACGACCTGGAGAGAACTTAGCTCTATCAACCTCTGCAAGAGTGTCGTTGAATAATTCACGTGCTGCTTCAACATCATTTACATTGGCAACAGTTTTGTTTCGTGGATCTGCCAACATAATATACTTCTGTTGCTCAGGTGTAGCAGTTGCAAATATCTTTGATACGTCTTCGCCACCCTTGATACGCATAGCAATATCTACTGCGTCGCGTCCGTACTTTGCTCTAGCATCTTCGATGCGTCCTTCATTAAATACTTTGTCGCCTTTGTCATTTGCTTTATCCCAAGCAAAGCCAATTTCGCCTTCTGATAATGGAATAGCAATAGCGCGATAAGCGCGAGTCATTGCATCAGATGCTTCAATAGTACCCTTAACAGCAAGCGTTAATGGATTATAGTTAGCAGCATAGTGCCAAGCAGTTCCTAGCCAGCCACGAGATGGCTTTGTAGTAGGATCTTCTGTTCCATACTTCTTAACAAGGTCTGCCTGTTGGTCAGGAGGTAATGCAGCATACTTAGCTGCAGCTACCTCTTTAGGAAGGTTAGATAGTTCTCTGTGTACAAAAAGAGATTTAACTAAATCATCAACTTGTTTTTTTGGCTGACCTTTAAGGTTGGCAGCTAACGCTGCTGCTTTAAGATTATCAGCCATTAGTTACCCTGTGCTAGTGCTTCTTGGTACAATACTGCTATTTCTCCAGTTGTATCATAAGGAAGCATTTGTGCTAAAGAGTCAGAAAGTTTAATTACATTCTTTTGCATCATCAATGCTGATGATCCTGGCCCTGCGCCCATATCAATACCTGATGTGATTGGTTCATTAGGACGTTGTGATGGTGCATATAATTCTGTTATTGGTCCTTGTGTTGCCGCATCGCGCACATCGCCTGCGCGAGCAGGACGTGTATCTGGAGTCTTGGAAAGCGGAGCACCTGACTTAATAGCCTGTGTCTCAACGCCTTCGCCGTATGCTGTGGAACCCATTTCCAACTTATCGGTACGTGTGGAGAATTTACCTGGACCTGCTGGTCCTGCCAGTGGATTCATCATACTCACTGTTGGTCCTCCTCTAATTTTTCTAAATCTGCTGCCATATCTTCCCAAGCCCTGTTGGTTTGAGTAAGATGATTTGATTGATAAATTGCTAACTCCATTAGTTCACCTGTTAAGGTTTCAATAGATGATGCTATGTTGTGTATAAAGCCTACACCTACAACAACAAGATCGAGCAGGCGTACTGGACGAGGAATGTATTTATCATCTTTCATCGCCCAGCACACCTCTCATTAAAAAGTTATTATCCTTTTTTGACTTTGTTACCCTTGCGACCTGCTGGCATCATTGATGGTACTACCTTGCCGCCTGCTGGCTTTGAGTGATCCATCTTGCCTTTATTCATATTTACACCTCCTCTGATTATGCTGCGCCGGTGATACCAGCTAGTAATTGGGCTATATCGGGACGTTGACCAGCAGCAGGGGCCATACCACCTTGTTCTTGTGGAGGTTGCGCTGAGGCTGGGGCGGGGGCCGCTCCTGCTGCTGGAAGTTGTTGTTCCATACCTGGTGCCATAGGTGGCATCTCTGGGGTTGGAGCTGGTTCTGGTGTAAATGCTTTTTCGATTGTGCTCTCTAGCGATTGGCCCTTTTGCCGACCTTGGATAACAGACGCAATGCGGGTGATAATCTCACTAGGGTCTTGACCTTGCGCTGCGAGGGCCGGAATGGCTTGAGCATACTGAGCAACAGCCACGCGCAAAGAATCGCGCATTTCTTCGATATCAACACGTTGTTCCTCCTGTGTAACATTCAAGTCCATTGGAATCTCACGACGTACATAGTCACGAGATACGAGCTTGTCTGAACGCATTTGTAGTAAAGCAATGATGGCACGGTTTGGGTCCATACCAGACATAATTCCGTAGCGTACATCTACGCCGTACTCACCCTTGATGTCACGAGATGGTGTGTACTTTAGAACGTAAGGTGTTCCATCATCTGAACCCTTGATGGTTTTTGGAATACCACCAAAGATTTTTTCATCTGCTTCAAAGCATACTGAGATAAGTTCTTGGAACATACGAGCAAACTGTGCTTGTGCTGCCTTGATCTGTGTATCAAAGCCTGCCT